GATGACTGGCGTCGTGCCACCTGACGATGCGATAGGCGCAGTTCCTGTGACGCCTGAGACCTTCGTATCTGCTCGGTCGTACGCCGCCTTGACCGCAGTCGGTGTAGCCGCCAAGACGCTTGAGGTCGTAGAGGTGGAGTCAGAGAGCTGCACTGCGCCGACGACGGAGGTCGTGGCCGCAGCGATGCTGATTGCTGGCGTCGCCCCGCCTGAGGAGGCGATAGGCGCTGTGCCGGTGACGGAGGTCACCGTGCCTGTTGCTGGCGCAGCCCACTTCAATCCAGTCGCTTCTGCTGAGTCAGCCGTCAAGACGTAGGTATTCGTCCCAACGGCAAGCCGTGCAACGGTATCGGCTGCGGTTGCCGCAATCAGATCGCCCTTTAGGTCAACCAGAGATTTAGGCACAGCAGCAGCGGCGAGGTCGTATGCCGACTTCACCGAGTTCGGGGTTGCCGCCGTCGTCGTTGAGGTGGACGAGGTGGAGTCGGTGAGCTGCACGGCACCCTTGACAACGGTCGTGGCGTCAGCGATCGAGATTGCCGGGGTCGTTCCGCCCGATGAGGCGATTGGCGAGGTGCCAGTGACTGAGGCGACCTTCGTGCCAGCCAAGTCATATGCCGCCTTGACCGCCGTTGGCGTTGCAGCGAGGACGCTGCTGGTCGTAGAAGTCGAGTCGCTGAGTTGCACTGCGCCCTTGACTGCGGTCGTCGCGTCGGCAATGGACACCGTGATCGCAGTTGATCCGCTTGTGCTAATCGGCGAGGTGCCAGCGACGGTCGCAACCTTTGCAGCACCCTGATCAAATGCGGCCTTGACCGCCGTCGGGGTGGCGGCGAGGACGCTGGATGTGGTGGACGTGGAGTCGCTGAGTTGCACGGCCCCTACGACAGCGGTCGTAGCAGCGGCGATGGAGATGACAGGGGTTGCGCCGCCAGAGGATGCAATCGGTGCAGTCGCCGTCACGGCGGTGACACCACCGCCAGCAGCAGCCCACTTCAGCCCGGTTGCTTCGGCTGAGTCTGCTGTTAGGAGGTAGTTGTTTGTGCCAACAGGAAGGCGCGTGACCGTGTTGTCTGCCGATGCGACAAGGATGTCGCCCTTCGCATCCACCACGGACTTCGGCACAGCGGCGTTTGCCAGGTCATACGCTGACTTGACCGCGGTCGGTGTGGCGGCAAGCACGCTGCTCGTGGTGCTGGTCGAGTCTGAGAGCTGTACGGCGCCAGCAACCGACGTTGTGGCGGCGGCAATAGAGATCGCAGGTGTTGCCCCGCCAGACGAGGCAATCGGGGTTGTGCCAGTGACCGAGGTCACTCCGCCAGAGGCGGCCGCCCACTTGAGTCCTGTGACCTCTGCGGAGTCAGCAGTGAGGACATAGTTGTTGGTGCCGACAGGGAGGCGGGCCACGGTGTCTGCGGCAGTGGCGGCGATCAGGTCGCCCTTTGCGTCAACAAGTGCCTTGGCGATGGCGGCGTCTGCCGTGGACTGCGCGGCGACAGCAGCCGCCTGTGCGGTGGCGGCGTTGGTGACGCCAGTGCTGCCCCGGTCATAGGCGCTCTTGACGCTGTTCGGCGTTGCTGCGGTCGTCGTGCTGGTTGAGGAGATTGAGTCCGTGAGCTGCAAGACGCCAGCCGCAGCGGTTGACCCGGCGCTGACGCTCAGGTTGGCGGCAGTCGATGTACCAGCATTGGTGAGTGGAGCATTGACGGCGACCGTGCTGGTCGTTCCCTGGATGCCAGGATTGGCGACCACGACCTCCGTGCGGTCGTCGCTGATTGAAACGATGTAGTTGTCTAGATGGACTTCTACGGTCATCGCGTCACCTCAGGCGAGACGTTGGCAGTTCCTTCCAAGAGGCGGGTGACGATCCCTGCACCACTTACAAGTTCAAGGTCCCACACACCGCTCCACGGAGCGGAGAGGGCGGCTGTGGTGCCAGCGGCGATGACGATGGCGATTGTGCCGGCTGCGCCGCCGAGCGTAATGCCAGCGGATGACGTCAGGCTGAAGATCGTCGTGGAGGTGTCGTAGGTCAGGCGCGCCTGGGCGCGTGCCGTGTAGCCAGTCAAGTTGATTGCAGTTCCAGCCGAATCCTTCCAGGTAATCGTGAGCTGGAAGGTTGCGCCCTGCTTGACGTCAATGTTGAACTGATTGCCAAGTGCCATTAGCGTGCCAACCCTCCGCGCTTCCTGTAGGGATCAAGAATCAATGCTGCCTCAGGATGCAGCGCACGCGTCTGACGCAGGATGCCTCCGAGGTCTTGGCTGCCGATCACGCCGAAGGGGGACGTCCGGGACGCCCAGACGGCATTCGCCTGGATGATCGCAGCTTGAGTGACGGCAGCCGGCGTACTAGGAAAGCCGAACACGCCAGTCACCTTGACGCCGAGATACACATCCTTGGGAAAGTTGCGCGGCCATGTGACTGAGGTGTCAATCTCAGTGTACGGCCAGCCGTCAAGCGCCGCGTTGCGTGGCGCCAAGATGTAGTCGGTGTTTGCCGTCCATGTCGTTTCGTAGGTTCCGTTGGCGTCATCGTCGGTCTGCAACGTTGTGACGCTGACAAGATCGTCCACAAGAACGTACTGGAAATCCTCGGCAGTGTAGTAGCGAGTCTCGGTCGCGGTGCCGAAGCCAGTCTTTCGGTCGCAGTAAAGGTCGATGAGCGTATCGGTTGCGTCAAGGACATTCTGAAGTGCGATGTCGTCTTGGCTGTCGGAGATGCCCACACTCGCCTTGAACATTGCCAAGGATGCATACGACATTTAGCGACCTCCTGATTGCATAACCATTAGTGCCTGGGTGGCACTTGCAACAATACCGTAAAGCACGTCGGTCTCGGCGAGCCAGAAGGATACTGCCTCACCCTTGTGCAACTCAAAGCCGTTGGCAGTGGTGACGGTTGATGGTCCGATGAAGATGGTGTTGCCGCCAGCCGGCGCGTGAAGGTAGACCCATGACGCCCCAGTCTTGCCAGTGGCAAGCACCGTGGCTGAAGTTCCAACCGTGACAACCGATCCATTGAGGCTCACTCGTCTTCCCCTGTTTCCGCACCCAGGAGGGGCGCATGCTTCAGGGTGGCTGTCCTACCTACCTTTGGCAGTTTGGCGCGCTCTACGACGCTCCTAGGTACCTCTGCGTCGACATCTCCGACCGCCTGCGCCAAGCCAAACCCGATCAGGGCCTCTGCCTCTTCGGCGGGTAGGTCCACAATCGAGCCGCTCGGATATTCACCTCGGCGCTTGGAAAGTCTGACGAGCATTGTTCCTTTCATGCGAATGGGGGGCGGGGCTAACCCCGCCCCCCATCGCTAGTTCCTAGCTGCTACTGATTAGATCAGTTGCAGGCGTAGTACTTGACTGCGGCAGCCTGGGCAAGACCGGTGGCGCCACGAACCTCAACCTTGTAGGAAATGAGGCCCACGTTCCACGCGTACTCGCGGCTTACGTCCACACGGACGCCGCCCACAAGTGCCGTCTTGATCTGACCGAGGTCACCGAACAAGATTGGCTTTGCATTGTCTGCAATGTCAGCGATACCGCTGGCAGTGTAGACAGGCTTGCCAAGGAGGCGATCAACGCCACCCTGCCCACCTGGCTGGAAGAGTGGGAGTGACGAGGATGTGATCCCAAGGATTGTTCCAAGGGTCGCATCGGACATCAAGAACCCGCTCTTTGGAGCTGACCGATATTGCTGCTTGCAGGAATACTGCAATGACACTAGCTCGGCATATGTAGGAACGAAGGTCGCACCTGTTACGCCTGAACCAGCGGCGCTCACGATGGCAGTGCCTGCGGCAGCGCCATGCGCGATTGCAACTTCCTGACCCGCTGCGTCCGCAATGAACGCCGCAATGTCAAAGGCCGCATCCTCAACAAGCTCTTCCGAGACCTGTACGAGAATCGCGTACTTGGCTGGGGTCAACGCCAGCGAACCCATCGTTGGGTCGCTCTCGACGATGGTCCCTGCTTCGCCCGGAGCCGTCGCCGTACCAAGAGCCGTGGCCACTGGGTACTTGAACGTGTTGCCGGTTGAAACCTGGATCACATCAACGACGTCTGGGTTGATGAACGGATTGATCTGGCCCGCAACCACGTTGACACGGTTGAACACTGCAACTGGGTCGCCCAAGTTGCTGCTCTTTGTGACATCGCGGTACTCAAACGTCTCCCCGCCACCATGAAGCCCGATGGCTCGCAGGCGCTCGGAGTCCGTCTTGACCTTTGCCGTTGTAGGGGCTACGACAGCGGCGTACTCGGCACGAGCCTCGTCCGCAGCCTTGCGAGCCTCTTCTGCGTTCTTCTCGGAGCGCATGGCCTCAGCAAGAGTTCCTGCCTCAGCGACGAGCTTCTCGAAGCGCGCCTTGTCTTCGCCCTCAAGGGCGATTCCCTTGTCGGCTGCATCTACGGCAATGCCGCGTGCGTCCGTCAAAAGAACTGCTCGCTTGTCAGCGAGCTTTGCGAAGTCGGACATGTGTCCACTTCCTTCCTGGGGTATTACCCCAACTCTTCTTTTCCACTCCTAGGCGGGATGACGTGATCGCGGGCTTGCCGGCTTAGGGCAGCGGGGCGGCGTCTCGTGACTTAGAGTGATTCACTTTCTGCCGTCACCAAGTCCACAAGTGCCTTGGCAACGGATGGTTCAATGACCTTCCCCTGCTTCGGCGAGAGCTTGGTACGGACAGCGTCAATGACAGCCAACTCCTCGGCGGACAACTCACGTCCAGCCTTGACTGCCTCTAGGGTGGCGACCAGCGCCTCAGCCTCCACGCCAATCTTTGGAGCGGTGACTTGTCGGATCGCGGTCAAACCGAGCGTTGCAGGATATGCAGGGGTCTGGCCGCCTGCGGCAAGGATGCTGACCTCAAAGAGATTGGCTTCCTTGATCGTGCGGTTGTTGCCAGTCCACTCATCGCTGACCTTCTGAAAACCGAAGCTCATGCCGGCGGCCCTTGATTCGTGGGTGAGCATGGAGATGACCTTTGCGCCGTCGGGGTCCTTCTCGTCAACCTTTGCCTCAACGCGGAGACCCTTTTCGTCTTCGGTAAGTGTCAGGCGACCGCTTGCCGTTGTTGCCAAAGCACGCGCCTCGTCGTGACCAAACAGGAATGAGATGATCTTCTGCCCGGCAGATGCGCGTGACAGGCTGCGCTTGAACGCGCCTGGAGCGATGCGCTCCTCGAATGGCAGTCCCTCTGACGCAGAGTTCCAAATGGCGGCGTAGCCGGTAAAGGTTCGCTGCCCAGATGCATCGGCATCGCCAAGTCGGTATTCACCAATCGGCAACGAGCGAGTCTCTTTCTCTTTCACGTCGTACCTCTCTGCTTCTTCTGCGCGGACAAGACGGTCTGCCCATGAGAGTACGCGATCAGCACCATTGGGATCGGTGGTCTCCACACCCCAAAGGAAACCCGCCACAGCTCCAGCCCCTGGGAATGATTCATCGCTTGGGTCGCTGTTCTGCGGTACGCCTTCCCAGTCGCCACGGTGTCGGCGAATCCATGCACCGAGGCGGACTAACTTATCGCTGTCAACGCGATTGGCAACAAGCTCACGCGCATCGCGCACCGTCTCTGGCTGGAGTCCGTCGCCTGCGAGACCTTGTTCGTACCACTCAAGTCCCTTTCGGGCTGCCTCCTGAATGTAGTCTGGGACTTCGTAGACCGCGCGATTTTCTTCCATCTCATCTGCCTCTTCGGCAAGAAGCTGGTCTGCGGTGTACGCCTTGATGCCCATACCCTCAGCGGCGTCACGAGCCTCTGGGTCGTCATCAACGAGATAGCCGATCTCCTCAAGGCCGTACTCGTCCACAATCTTGGAATATTTGTATGCCTTGAACGCCTGTCCTACCTCTGGCCCTGGAGTCTCTGAGAAGTCGTTGAGGAAAATGCGTTCGTATGGCACGTCGTTCTCGTTGAGCCAACGCTCAGTCTCAGCGAGCCGGCTGATCGGTCGGGCGCTGACGATGAAGACGCGGACTCCCTCATCCTGAACGTCGCTCTTGATGTAATCAATCAGCGGCTGGCGCGGAATGTCACCGCTCGTTGTGAGCGTGCCGTCAATGTCGTAAATCTCAATCACGCAGTAGGCTCCTGACCCACGACGCCAATGTTGAGCGCCTTGTAGTGCGCGTCGCCACCTGGAACGTCTGCTCGATCTTCCAGTCGGCGAATCTCATTGAGGGAAAGAATGCCGTTGTTCAGAGCGACCTGATATGCGTCATAGCGTTCCTTGGTGGTCGGGCGGAGCAGTCCGTCAAGTGTGAACTTGATAAAGGTCTGGTCGGCACCCGGAACGAGTCGCTGCAAGCCAGCTTCTAGCCGAGCAACCAAAGGCCCTAGTCCTAGGCGCAGCCACTCGATGGAGACGATCTCCACGCTGTTGTAGGAAGTGTTGCCGCCTGGATACTGCAACAGGTGCAGCGGCACGCCCATCAAGCGAGCGATGGATTCCACGCCCCAGTGCAGCGTCTCCACAAGTTGCATGTCGCTAATCTTCATAGACATCTGCTGGAAGTCTGCGCCGCCAGTTAGCACGGCGATCTTGTGCATCTTCTCAATGCCTTCGTGTCGTCGGCTGAACGAGTTGCGGAGCGAGTCCGCCTGATCCTGCGTCAGCTCGCCAGGGATTTTGATGACGGCTGAAGGAGCGGCGCCTTGCTCATAGAACTTGGCGCTGTAGAGCTGCGTGGCGGATGCAAGACCAAGGGTCGTGCGGTGTTGCTCTACAGGAGATGGTGCGCGCATCTGCGAGCCGGTTGCGAACAGAGGAATGTGCAGGATGGCGTCGGCTGTCAACTCAACGGCAACGTTGTCCTGAGCGGTGACGATGTAGTACGGAATGCCATCGCGCTCGCGAAT